ATTGAACCATAAATTCACCAAACTGATGGATACAGTTGATTCTATCAGCAAAAAAATAGAGACAATGGGTGATGACACAAACAAATACATTTCATCATTAAAGGATGAATTTGAAAAAAGAAACCCGACACCAATGCAAAGGATGTCAATGCGTTCAACAAAATCAACCCCTTACAATGTGACAACTGATGAGTACATGAACAACTATGCACCAGATAATTATAGCCAAGAGGATGATAACAATGGCGCCGACGACCCACAATACAAGATTACAAGAAACGATGTTGACGGCTGGTCCGACTTTTCGTCAATCGAAAGAGAGTTGGACAACAAACGTTCACTGAGAGACATACTTGGTTTTTAAACTTTAAAACGGTGTGACAGCGTAAAACATGTTGCCACACCGTTGTTTTTTTGACAAAATTTTTGTATATTAATTATATATTGTCTAGGACAATTTAATCATAAAACTTTAAAAATAATTTGAATTAATTTAATTTGAAAATGGGAGAAATGTTAGATTTACCCAACATCACACCACAATCAATTATGGTTGAAGACACACCTAAAGAGAAGGTGCACAGCAATTTTGATGTCAAAAATTATCTGAACATCAAATTAGGTCCGAATGAGACCACAAAAACACTGACCATCAGATTATTGCCGATGGATTTAAAAACTGGAAACCCGTTTGCGAGGGTGCATGTCCACAACGTGAAAGTTCCACAGGAAATGGTTAAGCCAGGAGACAAGCCTTACAAATCATTTATTTGTTTAAAGAAAAACAAAGACATTGACCATGAGAAATTCGGTTCAAAATGTCCTTATTGTGATTTGAATTATACGGCCTATCAGGAGTCTGTAAACACAGACGACCCAGCCAAAAAGAAGATGTATCAAAAAATATCGCTTGAAAACCTTGCGCAGGAAGCGGTTATTGTACGTTGCATTGAGAGAGGCAAGGAGGACGAAGGTGTCAAATTCTGGAAATTCAACATCAGAAGCGACAAGACAGACCCTTACAACCAAATCATCAACCTGTACAACCTCAGAAAGGAAAATGCTGAGAGAAAGGGTAAAACAGAGAATATTCTTGACATCTACAACGGTCGTGACCTGAATATCACAATCACAGCCGAGGGAACATCTGCGCCGACAATTGTTGACGACAGTGACAGAAGTCCGCTTTCTGAAAGTGAAGAGCAAATGCGCGAGTGGATTTTCGACCCGAAGAAATGGCAGGATGTATTCACTTGCAAACCGTATGATTACCTTTCACTGGTTTCACAGATGAGAGTTCCATGGTATGATAAAGCCAATGGTGTATGGATTGACAAGGAGGAATATGACTTGGCCCACAATGCAAGGGTTTCTGAAGCAAACAAGGAAATTGACGAAGCCGAGCAACAGGTCAAGGAAATGATTAACAGCGCAAACTCTGAACAGGGCAACAATAATAACGGTGAAGAAGAGCTTCCGTTCTAATGAGAGGGCATTTGTATTTCAAGTATGGGTGCATGGCGTCAGGAAAGAGCATGCAGCTTATGGCGCTTGCACACCATTTTAACGAGCGTGGAATTGAATTCCTGTTGATGAAACCAGATGTTGACACTAGGAACGGAGAGAATACAATATTCTCAAGAGCCCTTGGTTCAAAGGAATGTTTCTCAATAGGTAAATACGACGACATATTTGCCATCATATCAGCTTATGTTGAGAACAACAATATATTGGGCATGTCATCCATCAAATGGATACTAATCGACGAGGCCCAGTTCCTTACATCACAACAGGTGGACGAATTGGCACAGATTGTTGACAACATCGGAATAAATGTCATTTGTTACGGTCTAAGAACCGACTTTATGACACGTCTTTTTGAAGGCTCGAAACGCCTTTTCGAAGTTGCAGACAAGATTGAGGAGATAAAATCAAGTTGCTATTGCAACCATAAGGCCATTTTCAATGCAAGGATAGACAAAGACAAAAACATCATTCTTAACGGAAACCAGGTTGAAATAGGTGGAGATGACAAATATGTTTCATTATGCAGAAAATGCTATTACGACAAAATTAAAGAAATTAGACAAAAATTTACAGAAGAATAATAATTTGAATTAAAATTTATATAATAATGGCTCAACCAAGTAAAAAAACACCGATTAAGAAAAAGAAATTCAGTGTAAGTGATTTTAAAAAGGATTTACTAGGCACAGAAATGTCAAAATCCGCTGACAAGGAAATGGAATGGATTACAATGCCTCAAGCATATCAGGATGCTGTGAAACTTCCAGGAATTCCGATGTCAAGAACAACGGTTATTAGAGGGTGGCCTGATACAGGTAAATCAACATTAAAAAACTGTATTATTGCAAATGCTATGAGACAGGGTATTTTACCAGTGATTTTTGAGACAGAGGGTAATTTCGACTTTCAATATGCAAAGGATTGCGGTATGGACATCGAACCAATCTATGGTAAAATTGAAGAGATTGATGACGAAACAGGTGAACTTGTTGAAAAAGACGGAATAGTTGATTGGGAAGGGGATTATTTCTTATTTACAAACAAGAAGATATGTGAATATTGTGGTGATAACGACTATAGTACTGGCACTAAGAAAAAAAACAAAAGAAATACACCAGTAATCGAAGATATCGGTTATATAATTAACGACTTCATTGATAAACAGGAGAATGAAGAATTGCCAATGCCCTTGCTCTTCATTTGGGACTCAGTTGGAAGTATCAGTTCGTGGAAAACATTACAAAGCAAGGTCGGAAACCCGATGTTTGACGCGGCAGCTATATCAGCTGTATTTAAACCGATATTTTCCAGAATAGCAACAACAAAGGAACTTGGAACACCATATGCAAATACTTTTGTTGTTATTAATAAAATTTGGGTTGATAACATGTCAAGCGTAGGTGGTGCGGTTTCAATTGAAAACAGCGGTGGAAAGGCATTCCAATTTGGAATGAGACTTGGAATCCATGTCGGAGGAGTGGCCAAAGCTGGTGTTAAGAAATTAAAAGCAACACTTAAGGGTGAAGAATATCAATATGGCACAATTACAAAGATAAGTGTGTTTAAGAATCATTTACCAACACCATACAACATCACATATTCTGGTACAATGTGTTGTGTTCATAACGGAATTATTTCAGAAGATGAGCTTGATGAATATAAGAAGAAGGAGTTGCCAGCTATTTTTGAAAAAATCAAAGCGCTGAACGAAAAACTTCAGGATGTATCAGAAGATGATGTTTCATTCACCGAAGAAGGTAGTTTGGAAGAATGAAAACAATAAGTGCGGTTATCATGCCGCACTTTTCTTTTAACATAAACAAACTATTTATTGTAAAAATTATTTTTAATATGAGTAAAGAGACTTTAAACGAACAAATTTTAAGGGAATTTTTTGAAGACCAAATAAAAGAGGCTTTGGATTTAGAGGGAGCAAGTAGTAAAGGGTTGACTAAATTCGCGCAGGGAAGGGTTGACAAAGTGTTGAATTACCTCATGGATAAGGCACAAAAAGCAAAAGACGGGGATGAAATTTTAAACAAGGCGCGAGAGTATGGATTAAACCAAGACTATTTACAGAGAAAAATAACAAAAGACGAATACAAGGAAGAATACAAGAGAAGACTTGCGGACCTTGTAAATGAAAAAAACGCAGTAATCGTAAGGTGGGTGAAAGACGGTCTACCATTGTTAAGAAAATGTGTTGTCGGAATGGGGTTAAGACAAAGCCTTGACAGATTCCAGAAGCTCAAAAGCGGAAACAGCATAACCAAAACTGGTACTGGCGACATAAAAACCAATGAAGGTGTTGTTTTAACACCGCAGGAAAAATCGGAAGTGTTGCTGCTTAAAGATTTTCTGGACAAACTTGGTTTGAGTTTTTTATATAGGGATTTCGAGAGGCCGAAAACAATTCAAACAAGGTTCGGTGTTGATGTACAGGACAAAGACATAAACAACACAACAGACGTTGATAAATTGAATATCAATTTCGGTAATTTGTCTGATTCCGAATTAATTCAATTTTACGAAAGTAGAAAAGCCAAAATCAACCATTGGGCTCAGTTTGTCAAAAACAAGGACAATGAAATATCTAGTCTACTTTCACAAATAGAAAGTGATGAAAGGCAACGGGCGCAAGATAGCAAAGAAGAAGACAAAAACGCACCGAACATGTTTTATGATAAGAAAATTGGCGGAGATGTCAGGAAGTTGACAGCGTCCATGTATGAACAACAGATAGCGAAAAGATATCTTGACAGGACATACGGAATGGCACTTGACTTTGGAAAGAACAACAACATGTTCAAGTTTGGAAATGCAAAAATAGACAATGACACTCTTATTGTGAATTTCCAGGCAGCAATGCGTTGTCCAGCGTGGCAGCAGTGCATTATGAAAGATGCTTGTTATGCCAAGGTAAGTGAGGTTAACTATGACAACACATTGAATTCCAATTTAAAGAAGGGTTTCATTTGGGAACAAACAAAGACTGACGAAACATTAATGCAATTGATGGCCTCACTGATAAGGGCCTGTATGATTAACTATCAGAAAGCGATTCAAGAATACGAGAAAACGTTAAAACCTGAAAAAAATAAAAAGGGCAAAAACAAAAACGTACAACAGCTTGAGTTGGATTTGAACGAAGGATACACGAATTTCAATTCGGAATTGTCAAACAATATGTGCGAAATGAAATTCAATAAAGTATTGTCCGACTATGGTCAGGATATGATAGACCTGTTGTCTGCAAACAAAAACGGAAGTTTGATACGTCTGAACGAGAACGGTGACTTTATCGGCCAGTGGCTGGTTGATGCGTGGGAAGATTTGGCGACCGATTTTAAGCTTGTTGGCATAAATGTTGCAGCGTATACTTGCAGGGCATTGAATTATGAATCCATTAAGAATATGATATTGAACATATCACAGGCAAATTTGGTGACAAATCAGAATTCAGAGGCGTTCGCACATTATTTTTATGCAATAACACACGATGAATATGAAACTTTTGGTGAAACAT